TAAAAAATAAAAAAAAAATCTCACTATATAGTATAATTATAAATGGGTGGTGGTTTAATGCAATTAGTAGCCTATGGTGCTCAAGATATTTATCTTACAGGTAATCCTCAAATTACTTTTTTTAAAGTTGTATATAGAAGACATACAAATTTTGCATGTGAAGCAATCGAACAAACATTTACAGGAAACGTAGATTTTGGTAGAAAAATAAGTTGCACAATTGATAGAAATGGAGATTTATTACATAAGATGTATTTAGAAGTTGATATAACGTTACCAGGTGTAACTAAAGTAGTAACGGATTCTTTAAAAAGTCTTCAGTTCGGACATGCACTTATAAGAGAGGTAGAGATTGAGATAGGTGGTCAAACGATGGATACTCATTATGGTGAATGGTTAGAAGTATGGTCTCAATTAACATCCACTAATGAAGATTTAGATAAATTACGATCAATGATTAGTTCAGATGTAGTTGTTCACGGCAATAGTAATTTAGTTAGAAAATTATATATTCCATTACAGTTCTGGTTCTGTAGAAATCCTGGACTAGCTCTTCCTCTAATCGCTTTACAATATCACGAAGTTAAATTAAATTTATTTTTATCTGATAAAAACTCGGTAAATTGTGGGGAGGGACAAGCTTGTTTTAAAACTGAGATTAATTCTATATGTTTATACTGCGATTATATATTTTTAGATACTGATGAAAGACGTAGATTCGCACAAATATCACACGAATATTTAATTGATCAATTACAATTTAACAATATTGTTTCTGTAGATAAAACCGAAGAACATCCAAATATTGAATTACGTTTTAATCATCCTTGTAAAGAACTTGTATGGATTGCTCAGCCACAAATAGATGGACAAAACCCTTTTAAGTTTGGTATGGAGAAAGATGGAAAATCTCTAGATTCTGTATTAAAAGCTAAATTACAACTGAATGGACACGATAGATTTAGAGAACGCGATGGTACCTATTTTAGATGTGTACAACCTTATCAGCATCATACTGGTGGAAATCTACAAGATACAAATGGTAATGGTTTTTTTTATGTATATTCGTTCGCACTCAAACCTGAAGAACACCAACCATCTGGAACTTGTAATTTCTCTAGAATAGATAATGCAGTATTACAGTTACACTTAGCAAATGGAAATGAAAATAAATTTATTAAAGTGTATGCAACAAATTATAATGTTCTTAGAATTATGAGTGGTATGGGAGGATTAGCTTACTCTAATTAATTTATAAAATATATTAGAGTTTTACAAAATATATTAGAGTTTTACAAAATATATTAGAGTTTTACAAAAAATATAATTTTATATAATATTATATAAAATTATATAATGGGCGGTGGATTAATACAATTAGTTGCATGGGGTAAACAAGACGAGTATCTTACTGGCAATCCTCAAATTACTTTTTTTAAAGCTATTTATAAAAAATATACTAATTTTGCTCTAGAAAATTTTAATCAGTTTCCTATAGGAACTATTAATTGGGGTAATAAATTAGTCTTTAATTTAGATAGAAAAGCTGATTTGTTAGGACCTTGTTATTTAGAATTTATATTAGAATTTATTTCTAAAGAAAATATTAACTTAGAGTTTGAAAATATTAAAAATGAATTTATAAAAAATTCTGAAATTAATAATTTATCAAAATCTATAGGATATTCATTTATTGACTATATAGATATAGAGATTGGCGGAACAACAATTGATACACAAACGGGTCATTGGATGGCTATTAAACACCAACTAAATAAAGACTTTAATAGACAAATTAATAATTTATTTTTAACAAATGGTTTTTATAGAGCTTCCCATATTTCTCCACACGCTATTAGTATTACGATTCCATTAGATTTTTGGTTTAACTCAAATCCTGGGTTGTATCTTCCTTTAGTTGCATTGCAATTTCATGATGTTAAAATTATCCTAAAATTAAATTCTTTAAACACTATATTACTGAATACTAATGAAATAAAAACTATAAATATTGTGGAACTTAATATGTCGTGTGATTATATATACTTAGATCAAGAAGAAAGACAATTATTTGCAAAATCTTCTCACGAATATTTAATAGAACAACATCAACTTTTACCAGAATCTAGTACTAATTCTGATAACATTATTATTCCATTAAATTTTAACCATCCTATTAAACAAATTATATGGACTCTTCACCAATCTCAATTAACTAAAAAATTGGGACTATTATGGAGTGGTCAAAACAATCGAATAAATACAGCCAAAATACAAATAAATGGAATTGATAGATTTTCAGAAAAACCTGGATATTATTTTCAAACTTTACAAAAATATATACATTCTAGTGGGATAGATTTACATAAAGTTTTTACAGAACTATCAGCAATATTTAAAAACACGTTTAATAATATTGACGATACCGTATTTCCGAATGCTTCATTAGATCCATTTTGTTACAACTTTTGTTTAAATAATAATAGTTATCAACCATCCGGATCTTGTAATTTTTCAAGATTAGATAATGCGATATTAACATTCACATTAAATAAAAAAATACCAAATAAATTAATAGATCCAATATATATTAAAGTTTATGGTATAAATTATAATATTTTAAAAATTAGTAATGGAATGGGAGGTGTATTATATTCTAATTAGTAAGAATTAATATAAATTAAAATTTTAATTAATCTTAAAATTTTAATTAATCTTAAAATTTTAATTAATCTTAAAATTTTAATTAATCTTAAAATTATAATTTTTATTAAAATTATAATTTTTAATAAAAATTTAATTAATCTGAATTATTTATAATTTAGATTAATAATATAAATGAAGTTAAAAGATTTTAATTGTGTTTATATTAATTTAGATAAACGAACCGATAGAAACAAAATATTTATAGAACAGTATAAACGTATTTCCGAAAAAAAACCATATAGAATATCTGCAATTAATGGACATTTATTAGACGATAAAACATATAGAAATAAGGTTGCCAAAGAATTAAATATTAAGGAACAACATTTACTACCAGAATTTTGGCTAAATAGAAGGAATTTTAAAACTATGATTACAGATAAACAAAAAATAATGGGACGCGTTGGATGTTTTTTAAGTCATCTTAAAGCTATGAAAATAGCAATTAGTAAGAATTGGAAAAATATATTAGTTTTAGAAGATGATGTTAAATTACTTATGGGGTCTGAAACTATAGATTTTGTTCCTCCTAAAAATAGTGATTTATGTTATCTTGGAGGTATGTTTTGGCATTTGAATAAACAGCCACGTGAAATAAATAGTAAATGGATTAAAATTGATCCAACCGCGCTTAAATTAATTGGAACTTTTGCTTATTGTATTAATAATAAAAAAACAATAAATGATATTTATAATCTTTGTAGAAGTGTATTTATAGAGGGTAAAGGACACGATAAACATCCTGATTGGAGGTTAGGTAAAATTAAAATGAGAGCGCAGGCTATGGATTTTTTATTTATTAATTATTTTCAAAAATATGGAAATTGTTTTGTTATTAATCCTATTCTTTTTACTCATTTTGAAGATTTAGGTTCTAATATTTCTCCACATTATGGAACAAGTAGTCAACGATGGAAACATCTTTTTTATTATCATCCAAATCAGGGGAAAAAATCAATACAATCAGGCGGAAGTCATATATATAATTTTATTTATGACCCCATTAATAATAATTTTAGAAGTATTAAAACATTTGAGGGACAAAATATATTAAAAAAATATTTATTAAATAAATAATGGAAGCGATATGTGTTTTAACAAATACCATAGATAAAAATATTAACGGAAATATAGAATTTAAAGAAGTGTCGGATTATTTACTGGTTACTGTAAATATTACTGGATTATCAGAAGGCTATCACGGAATTCATATTCACCAGTATGGAGATTTACGAGATAATTGTAAATCATTGTGTAATCATTTTAATCCTTATAATAAATTACATGGTGATATAGGCGATTCTAAAAATAATAGACACGTAGGTGATCTTGGAAATATATATGCGGACGCAGAGGGCACTGTTAATATTATATTTATTGATAGATTAATAAAACTTTCTGGAAAATGTAATATTATAGGTAGAAGCGTTGTTATTCACGAAAAAGAAGATGATCTAGGAATAGGTGGATTAAATTATTTAGGTGAAATTTATGATGAAAAAATTCATAATGAAAGTATAAAAACTGGAAATGCGGGAAACAGAATTGCGTGTGGAGTTATTGGATGGTGTAAATAGTCTTATTTAAAAAAATTAATAAATAAATATAGAAAAAAAATTTCTATATTTATAGTATAATGTATAATAAAATAAAAATCCTTCAACTGGTAGATTTGTAAATACAAACAGTAACTTAGGGAAAACAATCATTAATAATTATTTAAATATATTAAATACTAATCAATTAGGTGGTACTAATCCTCATACTGGAAAAAAATGGAGTAGTTACAATTGTAATTATGATAATGAAGATGCTTGTTATGATAAGGGCGGTATTAATTGTAAATGGGTTAATGCCACATCTAAAAAAAAAGCTTATTGTAGAAAAAGTAAGAGTTCCTCTAGAAAAAGAGGACAAAAAAATTGGGATAAACTTACACAAAGAGTTCAGGTTGGTGAAGTCAGAGATAGACTTACTGAACAAGAAATTAATAATTTATTAGATAAACAATCCGATTTGGTGACTGATAATGAATATAAGAAAATGCATCGTTTTTTAGAAAATTTTAGATATAATCCTGACTATATAAGTTCATTTTCAGGAAAAATGAATAAATTTAATATTCCTTATAATCCAAATGATGCTGTATGGCACCAAGCAAATGATACATTAGACGAAATGGTTAAATATGGACAGCGACTTTAAATTTGATTTTATAATTTATTTTTGGATAAATTAAATAAATTATACAATGTATAATTTATTTGATCATATTGATGCAAATAATATTAGTAAGGCAGAAATAGAAATTAGAAAGTATAAAAAACACAATACAACTAATTTTAATAGTGGTATAAGAGGCTTCCTAAATTATACACCACTCCATATGGCTGTATTACGAAATAATATAGATATGGTAAAATTATTTTTAAGAGAAAATGCGGATCCTACTATACGAATATTAGAAATGAATTATCCACCCAAAGGTATTTTAGCATTATATTTAGCAGAAGATTTTGGTAAGTCTAATATTACAGCTATCCTTAAACCTTATACAAATTGCTGGATACATTATAAAAATACACGTTTACTATTTTGGACCATTATTCATTATAAAAATCAAATCCTTTATAAACAAAAACATAAGATTATTATAAATACAGTACTATTAATTGGAGATTATATAGAAATTAAATATTATAAAGAATTAGATAATAATGAAGAATATATATTAAAACCTTTGCCACCAGAGATATGGATTTTAATACTTACATTTTGTCGTTTTAGTGAATTAGGATATACATATTAGGATATGCAAATTAGAATATATTTATTATAAAACATTCTATAGTTGATTTTTTATTATTAATTTTATTATTAATAATAAAAAATTAAATTAATAACTATTTATATATATGCCCGAACCATCAAATACAAAATCTTTTGATGCTAAAGTATCTTATCCATTATCAAAAAAACTATCCAAATTATTACATAAGAAAAAAAATATGACAGCCAATAAAATAACATTGTTTAGGCCCGTTTTTTTAACAACGTTTGTATACACACTAAATAAATCCCAATATTACCCCTCTTTAATTAGTTTATTATCTATTATATTTATAGGTTGTTTAGATGGAACTTATGCTAGAATGTATAATCAAACATCTTATTATGGTAAAGAATTAAATCATGGTATGAGTTGGTTATCAAGTACGATTATAGGAGAAGCTTTACTATATAAAAAATCTAAATTATTGGGTATTTTATTTTTAAAAAGACGTATTAAAAAAAAAAAAATATATCA